AAGACGACAGACTACCTTTGATACCTCAAGCAAGTGGTCAAGTGGTAAGCTGTACAATCATAGACTCAGATGTAAATGATAACGAATTTGAAGTTGTTATCCCAGAGAATATAACTGATAGCTTTGTTACAATGCCTTTACCAGAAAAACCAGCTTATGGTTGGATTGGTGTAGAGATTGCAGACACAGGCGTAGGTGCTAACCAACAGATATGGAAACCTTTCCGTGGTTTAGTTGAAATTCTCTATAGCCCAACGGAGCAAGTGTAATGACAGATTATACAATGACAGTTGAGCAACCTGAATTCATTATGTCTCTAAGCAGAACTGGTGGACAGGGTTCAAAGGGGGATAGTGTTACTAGCGTAACAACAGTTAACGGTGAACTTGTATTCACTATAACAAGAGCAGATGGCACAACTTACGAATCTAACGCGGGTGCTATTGGTGGGGCTTTCTCATTCAATAACCTTGGCGACGTATCTATTACAACCCCTTCAGAGGGCGATGTAGTAATTTATGACGAAGTTGCAGACGAATGGAAGAACCATCAACTAACAACATCTAAAGTTCTTGATATAGATAACACCAACAAAGAAGATGGTGCAGTCTTAGTGTATGACAACACAGCACAAAAATACCAAGCGACTAATCGCATTGAAAAAGAAACAACATATATTATCGGAGGTAGCTTTTAATGGCAACTAAAATATTACTCAAAAAGTCGGTTACTGGTGGAGCATCCCCGTTAATCGCTGATTTAGACCAAGGTGAATTGGCAATCAATCTCGTAGACCAGAAAATCTACACAAAGAATAACGGAAACACTATTGTTGAAATCACTGGGGCTTATGTAGACTCAGCGGCACCGGGAAACCCAGTTGAAGGTGATATCTGGTACGACACTGGTGATAACCAACTTAAAGCATACGACGGCTCTGCTTTCCAAGCGGCGGGATACCAAACGGTAGACGCGCTAGAAGATGTTACACTAACATCAATCGCTTCTGGCGACCACCTAACATGGAACGGTACAGCATTTGTAAACTCTAACCTAGAGACAGATGTTGAAGGATTCCTTTCTGTTGTATCTTCAGGAGACGGCTCTTTAGCACTTAACGGTGGCGAATTTACTTACACAGGCCCAAGTGCGGCTGAAGTACAAGCCCATCACAGTGGCGGAACTGGTGTTACTATCACTTCAGGTGAAATAGCTATCGGTCAAGAAGTTGAAACAACATCAGACGTAACATTCAACAAATTAACTACAGACCTTATCGAAGGTGGTTCAACAATCACTATCGACCCAGCTGGTCTTGGTGACAACACTGGTACAGTTGTAATTGCGGGTGACTTAACAGTTAACGGTACAACAACAACAGTTAATTCCAATACAGTAGCTATCGGTGATTCTATCATCGTGTTAAACTCAGATGAAACTGGTGCGGCTTCCCAAAACGGTGGATTTGAAGTTGAACGTGGAACAGACGCTAACGTATCTTTCGTTTGGAATGAAACAGACGACAAATGGGACTTAAACAACGAAGAGTTACAAAACGTAATCCTAGATGGCGGTTCATACTAAAAACAATCTGGGGGTGTCTCTATAGGCACCTCCACCTCACACATAGGAAACAAGCCCAATGGCAACTAAAATTATTCATAAGAAATCCTCGGTAGCAGAGAAGATACCTTTATCATCTGACTTAGAAGTCGGTGAAATAGCTCTTAACCTTGCAGACCGAAAGATATACTCAAAACAAACAGACGGAACTGTTGTAGAGATGTCTCCGAACATTTTTGACGATGAAACAACATCGTTTGGTTCTTGGACAATCGGAGAAGCTGGTGGTACAGTATGGTCAATAGGAGAATCAAGCGGTTCTATACTATTTAGATATGGCTCTACTACTGCTATGACTTTTAGCCCAGATGGTGGAATAAACATCAGTGGTGATTTATACCAAGGTGGAACAGTAACCGCTACTCCTACTAACACTATACCTCAAGAAAACGACGAATGGTCTTATCACAACGCTTTGACTAATTTCTTTTTCCAGTATGGTCAAACTAACACAATCTCAGTAAACAACAACGGTGACTTAACTATCCCCGGAGACTTTGAAGGTGACGCAACAATAGCGGGAACTACCGCTTCTAGTTACTACTTCTACTTCAGTGGGACACCGGTAATAGAAATGACAGCTACAGGCGACTTAAGGTCAGTAGCAAGCTTAGACACAAACGCAAACATTTAGTGCTAATAGAAAAGGAATTCGAAGATGGCAATTAAAGTAACAGGTACTACGGTCATAAATGACTCACGTAATATCGAAAACATAACAACAATTAACGGAACAGATTGGGCGGCTTTAGTTGCTCAAGCGGCGGCGGGTGCTGACGTTACTGAAGCAGAAGTAACTGCTCACGAAGCGGCCCTAACTATTACTGAATCACAAATCAGTGACTTAGGTACTTATGAGACAGCTGACGCAACAATACTAAAAGACGCTGACATCGGTGTTAATGTAGAAGCTTATGACGCTACTATTCTTAAAGACGCTGACATTGGTGTTAACGTACAAGGATACAATGCTAACTATGTTGTAGATGCAACTTACGTTAAAACAGACGAAAACTTTACTACAGATGACCACACTAAGTTAGACAATATTGAAGCTTTAGCTGACGTAACAGATGTAACTAACGTAACTGCGGCTGGAGCCTTAATGGATTCAGAAGTTACTAACTTAGCCCAAGTTAAAGCATTTGACTCAACGGACTATGAGCCAGCAGATACTACCATCCTTAAAGACGCTGACATTGGTGTTAATGTTTTAGCTTACGATGCTAATGTAGTATCAGATGCTAACTATGTGGCTACAGCAAACGACTTTACAACAGTTCTTAAAGACAAATTAGATGCTATCGAAGCGAGTGCTACAGCTGACCAAACAGGTGCAGAAATAAAAGCTCTATATGAAGCTGAATCAGACACTAATGTTTTTGATGACAACGCTCACGACAAGTTAAACGCTATTGAAGCAAATGCTACTGCAGACCAAACTAAAGCTGACATTGAAGGTCTTGGAATTGAACTTCCAGCGGCTAACCTAACAGGTACAATAGCGGCGGCTCGTTTAGACACAGCAACAACACAAGCTGAAACAGATGACTCTACTAAGATTGCTACAACAGCTTTCGTTACAGACAAAATCGAAACACTTATCGGTGGCGCTCCGGGTACATTAAACGACCTTAACGAACTAGCGGCGGCTATCAATGATGATGCAAACTATAACACTACATTAACTACTGCTCTAGGTACTAAGTTACCAAAAGCTGGTGGAACAATGACTGGTGATATTGATGGTGGTGGTAACAAAGGTTTGTTTGCTAACATGTATGCAACAACTGGTGACTTGCCAAGTGCTACAACATATCACGGTATGTTTGCTCACGTACACGCTACAGGTAAAGGTTACTTTGCTCATGGTGGTAACTGGGTTGAATTAGCTAACGCTTCTGACGCTTACTCACACCCAACACATCCGGGTGATGACGCTTCTGTAGACACAGGCGCTTTAACAGGTGCTACAGTTATATCTGACTTAGATTTTAACATCACAACAGACACTAACGGTCACGTAACAGATGCAAATGCTACAGTAGCTACTCGTGATTTAACATTAGCTAACTTAGGCTATACGGGTGCAACAAATGCTAACTACATCACTAACAACAACCAAATAACTAACGGTGCAGGATACATTACATCTTTCACTAACACAACTTACAGTGCTGGTTCTGGACTTGATTTATCAGGTACAACATTTAGCTTAGAGTCAGATGCTCGTGGTGATTTGTTTTACATGGGTCGTGATACTAACGATTACATCGGTGTTGAAACAACTCAAATCAACTTCGTTCTAGATGGCAACACAGATATGCGTCTTGAAAACGATGGTGACTTACACGTTGATGGTAACGTTGTTGCTTTCTCTACAACAATCTCAGATGAGCGTCTTAAGAAAGACATCGTTAAGATTGATGGAGCTTTAGACAAAGTATCACAACTTGGTGGTTATACATTTGAATACTTAGCAGATGGCAAGAAGTCTGCCGGTGTTATTGCTCAAGAAGTTGAAGCAGTATTACCAAGTGCAATAGTTGAAAGCAAGTTGCCTCTTAAGATGGGTGATGAAGACGAAACTATGTACAAGACTGTTCAGTATGACCAATTAACAGGTCTACTAATCGAAGCAATCAAAGAATTGAAAGCTGAAATCGAAACATTGAAAGGATAAGCTATGCCAGTAACTAGTAGTGGTCAAATCGGAATAAGCGATATAATGACCGAATTAGATATCACTGGACAAACTGCTTTAAATGATGAAGATGTCAGGGGCCTTATTGATAAGGCTTCTGGCACTCAGATGGCAATGAACGAGTGGTACGGTGCACAAAGTGCATTCCCATTTACATATTCAGGAACCGCAGACTCACCACAAAGCGTAAGTACACTAGCGACTGCGGCGGGTTGGGACGGTACAGTTCCAGTTATAATGACTATATCATCTTCTGGTTCAATACATTCTAACGATATCAATACAGCGGCTTTAACGGTAGACTTTGCAGGTTCAACTATTATCAATAATGGTAAAATAGCAGGTAAAGGTAACAACGCTAATAGTAACGGTGGTGACGCAATGAGCATTACTGTTTCTGGTGTTACCGTACAAAACAACTCTGGTGCATTTATTGCAGGAGCAGGTGGTGGCGGCGGTGGAAGCCAAGGTGGTGGCGGTGCCGGTCAAGCTGGTTTAGGTTCTAACGGTTCTGGTACTGGCACAGGCTCAGGTGCTTCTTGTTATGGTGGTCTAAACCGAACAAACGGTTCTGCTAGTGGCTGTTGTGCTTTCTGGACATACTCAGGTGCCGGCGTTGGTGGGCCTCAAGGTGGACAAGGTGTCTCTGGACAAGCATGTGGTGGCGGTAGCTGTTTATCATGTGGTTCATTCTATGGTGGTGGTTGTGCTAACGTAAGTGTAAGTAGTTGTACAAACAAAGCCCCTGCGGGCGGTGGTTCTGTATTAGATGCATCATCTAACGTTGATGGTTCTGGTTCTAACGGCGGTGGCGGTTGGGGTCGAGCAGGTAAAGGTGGCGGTGGTGCCGCCGGTGAAGCTATCGCAACAAGTCAATCTTATACTTATGTCAACAACGGAACAGTGTACGGGAGTGTATAATGCAATTAGCAAGTAAAGAAAAATCAACAGAGAGATTAGCAATATGTAAAAAGTGTCCGTTTTATAAACTTAGAACTTGCACTAAATGTGGATGCTTCATGCCTTTTAAAACTAAAATTTTAGGGGTGAATTGCCCAGAAAATAAATGGTGATATTATGATATTTGAAGAAGAAACAATAATAACTTATTTTGCTCACAATGATGAACAAGAGTACGATGACTTTGAGGAAGCTAAACAAGCAGTAATTAGAGACGTTGCAAAGTATTGTAACGATTATGCTGAGTTAGTACGGATTAAAAAGGTTGAAGTTACTGCAGACGGAAGCTACAAATTATTGTCAGGAAGATTAACTCACGACGAGCTTGTTAACTTAGAAGAAGGCCAATATCTTTGTTATTCAGTTTATGCGGGCAACGGCGCTCAAGTATTCTGTCAAAACCTTGAGAAAGTCAACACACTAATCGCTTTAAATAAACTTCATAAGATTAAAACTCTTTCGTTTGTTAGAAAAGAAACTATGACTGTACGTGACCAAACTAATGACCGAGGTTTTGATGTAAATGAACCTGAGATATTAGAGGGGCTAGAGCATCCTATTTGGCCTGACTTGTTAGAGGAAGACTTATTAAACTCTGATTATGCTCAGAACGGAGTGGGTTTAAACCTAATAAATGAGTTTGAGCATGAGCGAATAGAAATTTATGTCTAAAGTAGACTCTAAATACTTTTTAGATGCTGACAGACTAGACTTCATGTGTAAATACTTATATGTGAAGTCTAAGTCTGAAGGCTCTAATCATAGGCATTATAAAAGTATATACGAAGAACACATATTTAAACAGACTAAAGGCATAGAGCCTACTGATATGTATATTATTAATCAGCCTCGTAAGAATACAGTAAAAGACTATACTGATAGTTTTGACCGTTTAATTGATAACTTTAAAACACACGGATACAATCAGGACTATCCTATACACTGTAATTCTATAAAAAGAATAAATAGTGGTGCGCACAGAATAGCGTGTGCTCTATATTACGAACAACAAATCCCTATTGTTATGCATAACGACAAAGAAGCAAAACATATCTGGGACAGAGCTTGGTTTGAAAGCCATAGCTTCCCTGAAGAAATTATTATAGAACTGGAGGATACCTTTGTTAAACTCAGTTGTAATAGGTAACGGTAAATCCCGTAAAGGCAAAGACTTAAGGGCTATACAGAACGCTAACATAATAGCGTGTAACTGGTTCTTTAAGCACGAATTTGAACCAGACGTTCTAATAACCTCTGACGAAGATATCACTAACTATATACTGAAAAGGTATCCTAACTTTAGGTGTCATTATAAGGCTAAAAACAATTACTCATCAGGAGCAACAGGTACAAGAGTTGCTATTGATAAGTTTAACTCAGACAATGTATTTTTAGTAGGTATGGATTTCTTTGGCATTGATGGTAAGGTAAATAACGTATACTCTGGAGAGCTATATTATACTCCTGAGAACTTTATAGCGCCTGACAACAACGAATGGCAAATACAATTTGAAGAAATAATACGAGAAAGAGTTGATGTTAACTTTTACCATGTTGACCCTCTTAACAAAATAAGTCCTAACAGACTTTTAAAATTAAATAACTTTCATCAATTAACCTACAAAGGCATGGTTGATAAGTTAAGTAAAGGAAAAATAAAATGAGTGAAATATCATTACAAGAAAACGATACCAAGTTAGACGGCATTGAAGCAAATGCTAACAACTACTCGCACCCTACAGGAGACGGTAATAACCACATTCCTTCTGGTGGTGCCGCAGACCAACTACTTACGTATTCTTCTGCAGGGACGGCTCAATGGGCAGACCCCGCAGGAGGTGGTGTTTTTCCATTTGATAACGACACTTGGACAACAGCGACTTTTACAAACCCTACTGGGCATCAATACACATGGACCGCACCTACTGGCGGTAACGGTGTTTTCATTATTGGGAGAGTAATTGTAAGGTCAGCCAATACTTCTGTAAATGGCTCTTTCTACGGTAGTGTTAGTGGAACCGGAAGCTTCTTAACATTTGGAGGCGCTTATGGTGGCTATATGTTTACAGGTGGCGGGGCTGGATTCGGCGGTACTATCGCCGGCAACCCTATCCAACACGGTGTACAAGGCTTTATTGGGGCAGGGGGAACTATCTTCTTTAACGGTAGTAACTTCTACAGCACCCAAAACATGAAATACAAATCTGTATAACAGGAGGTCTTTATGGCATTACAAAGCTCTGGTCAAATATCTTTAGATAACATAAAAACAGAAATTGGAGGCGATGGTCAAACTGCTTTAAACGACGCTGATGTTAGGGGTCTAATTGGAAAAGGCGCTAATGAAGAAAACGCTATGAACGAGTATTATGGTGCTTCTAACGAAACAATACTTACAGGAAATCACCAAGAAATAACTATATCTAGTTATATTAGCTCTGGTGGAACACTTAGATTCCAAGGAGATTGGATTTGGTCAGATGACGTAACTGTTGCGGGACTAACAATAGACATACCTTGTACGTTCATAAACGAAGGTAATGTTATTGGTCGAGGTGGTAACGGGGGTACTCCCGGAGGCAGTGGAGGTCAAGACGGCGGCCCTGCTATTAAAGTGACTTCTTCAGGAGTTACTATCGAAAACACTTCAGGAAACTACATTGCGGGCGGCGGCGGTGGTGGCCGAGGTGCTACAAGTAACTCTTCCGGTGGTGGCGGTGGAGGCGGTGGTGCCGGCGGCGGAAACGGCGCTAACGGTACTTACACTTACGGTTACTCTACAGGTACTGCGGGTGGCGCTATTGGACAACCAAGCCTAAGTACTTACCAAAACAATGGATACGGAAGCACTTCTGATACTGGTGCCGGTGCAGGTGGTGCATCTGGTGGTGGTAATTACGAAAAGAACCTTGCTCAAGGAGGACAAGGCGGTGGTCGTGTACTTCCCGGAGTTGGTGGTACTTCTAATCCTGCTTGCCCCAACAAGTATTGTTACTTTGGTAACGTTGCCGGCGGCTCTGCAGGTAATGGTGGTGGCAATGGTAGCTACAGCCAAGGCTCAGTTCTTCACGCTTCTGCAGGGGGCGGTTGGGGTGCCGCTGGTGGTGCTGTAGGCGGTATCGGAGGTAACAGTGGTTCTGGCGGCAAAGCTATAGACTACAATGGCAACTCAGTAACGCTCACTAACAATGGAACAGTGTACGGCGCAACAGCATAAACAAATAATAACAATCACCCCTTCGGGGGTGGTAAAACTTTACTCAAACATAAGGACTATTCATGTCAAAAAAGAATTCTCGCTTTGCAACTAAAAAAGATTCACGTATGCCCAAGTATATGAGAGAAGAGGATGAACGGAAAAATCCGGGTAAGTATAAGAAATTTAATACTAATTTCCACGTGCTACCGAAAAATGAAAAACAAGATGACTTGATTAATGCTATAAAACATAACCCAATAACAGTTACTATAGGCTGTGCAGGTACCGGAAAAACGTACTGTAGCGCAGGAACGGTAGGGCAGTTATTTATGTGGGGAAAATATAAGAAGATTGTTCTTACAAGAGCAAATGTTCCTACAGGAAAATCCCTTGGACACTTTCCGGGAACTGTAGAAGAGAAGATGACACCTTGGCTAATGCCAATGCTAGAAGTTTTGAGTAAAGCTTTTGGACAGGGCAAGTATGAGTATATGCTTGCTAAAGGTGAGATAGAGATACAACCTATCGAAACAATAAGAGGTCGTTCATATGAGAACGCTCTCGTGCTTGTAGATGAAGCACAGAATTTATGTATGGATGAGCTAAAGGCGATAACAACACGTCTAGGAGAAAACTCTAAGCTGGTGCTTATGGGAGACCCCGCTCAATCCGATGTTAAAGATGGTCGAGACCTTATGACATTCTGTCGTAAAGTTAACAATGCAGGGTTAGAAATACCTGTAATTGAATTCGGTGTTGAGGATATTGTTAGAAGCGATATCGTAGCTGACCTAGTAAGACTATTTATAGAAGAAGAAATGTAACACACAGAGAGAGCCTCTGGTAGCGTTTGATGGGGACTATTATCAAGACGTTGCTAGAGGCTGTCCTCGTGCCACTTTGGAGCAGAGAGTATGGAAGAAATAGTAAAAGAAGTAGCCTTAGACAAGGCACGAAGAATAATAAACATGAGAGCATTACTTGCCGGAGAATATATCCGAGGTCATAATGACTGTTTTGCTTTCTTATTAGAATACGAAAGAGCCTTAAGAGGAGATGCCTCGTTAAGCAAAGATATAGATATCACATACAACGATGAAGTTGAATTCATGGCAGAAATAA